GCGCGCGGTCTGTCGCCGCGACTGGCGGCACGTCAGTCCTGGCAGCCGGTGATTTTGAACGTCGCACTGCCGCCGGATCTGCTGCGTGTTGATACGCCTTCCTCCGACATGGGCCAGTGATTTCACTGGCCCTTATCTTTATTTACCTTTCCTGTTACAACGCCACAATTTCTGCGGGTATGCTGGATCTAACAGCATTTCCTGGTTTCGCGGATGTAGTGTAGAATGCGGCGTTTTTCGGATTAAAAAACGTCAGGCACAGTACAGCGGCCTCATGATACTCGTAAGGCATAATTAACTCTAAATATGAAGAATATACGTAACTTTTCGATCATCGCTCACATCGATAATAGACACTAAGTCACCCTCCGCCAACCTCAGACAATTTTCCCTCAAGATCCCCGCCAGACCAGCTTTCTCAAAAACAATACTGTTTGCATGTACAGTCAACCTAAGACATCATAAGTCATGGTTTTTGTGTCCATCAGTGCGTCCATATCCTATGATGGACACAGAAGCATCATTTCTGATGGACACGTGCAGGGATAAATCATGGCTATTTCAGATAGTTATCTAAAGTCGTGCCTCGGGCGCGAACGAGACAAGGTTGAAGAGAAGGCTGACCGGGACGGCCTTTGGGTGCGCATTTCTAAAAAGGGCGCCGTCACCTTTTTTACCGTTTCCGCTTTCTGGGGAAGCAGGACAAGATGACGATCGGCAGTTATCCTGAGTTCGGTTTAAAGGCCGCGCGCGATGAAGTAGCCAAATGGGCTGCGATTCTTGCCCGCGGGGAAAATCCTCGAATCAGGCAAAGCCTCGATAAAGCAAAAATAAACAGCCAGTACACATTCGAGGAGCTTTTCCGCGAATGGCACGCCATGGTTTGTATCCAGAAAGAAACAGCAGGGCAGATCCTGCGGACGTTCGAACTTCACGTTTTCCCTAAACTAGGTAAATACCCGGCACACCAGCTGACGCTACATAACTGGCTTACGGTTCTGGACAGACTGGCGCAGGGTTATAGTGAGATCACCCGCCGGGTAATCAGCAACGGCCGGCAGTGCTATTCATGGGCGGTTAAACGTCAACTACTTGAGACCAACCCTCTGTCTGAAATGTCTGGCCGCGATTTCGGGATCCAGAAGCAGATGGGGGAGCGCACCCTTGATAGAAAAGAACTGGCGATAGTATGGCGAGCTATTGAGGACTCGCGCCTGATGGAACGAAACAAGATACTTTATAAACTCTCTCTGCTATGGGCATGCAGGGTCGGCGAACTGAGGCAGGCCGAAGTATCGCATTTCGATTTTGAAGAGGGTATTTGGACCGTTCCATGGGAAAACCACAAAACCGGGCGGAAGAGTAAAAAACCGATACTTCGACCGATAATTCCAGAAATGCTACCGTTGATAAAACGGGCCATTGATCTTGCACCTGGTCGCTTCGTTTTCTCTAAGTACGAAGATAAGCCGATGAGTGAAGGCTTCCACATGAGCATCAGCAGCAACCTGGTTAAGTTCATGCTGAAAGCTTATAACGAGCAAGTGCCCCACTTCACGATTCACGATCTGCGCAGAACTGCGCGCACAAACTTTTCTGAGCTTACCGAGCCGCATATTGCTGAGATAATGCTGGGGCATAAACTCCCCGGCGTATGGTCTGTATATGACAAGCATACGTATATAGAAGAAATGAGAGAGGCATATGGCAAGTGGTGGGCCCGACTGATGAGCATCATCGAGCCCGATGTACTGGAGTTCACGCCGCGTCAGGCCGGATAAGGCGACCTTTGTTATCGCGGGGCAGGTTCAGATGTGACATTGGCCGTCTGGTTTTCCTAACCATCTCTTTTTGCTGCCAGGCGACTACTTTGCTTTTCAGCCATTTGTTTGGGCCGCCCATATATGAACAGTCTGGATCAGGGAAGGGGTTTTCGCTCTTTTTACGCTTGCGATAGCGATCCAGTGTTCTCGGTGTAATGCAGAGTTGTTCGCAGATATCGCGCGTTTTCATCAATTCGAGTTCATTGCTCATCATTATCTCCATTGGCCCCTTTCGGGGCCGTATCATTATCAGGAAACTTGCCCAGCCAGTGCGCGCAGTCTACGTGCGCAATTCATAGCAGTAGCCACGTAACTGCAGCGTCGGTTAACCACCTCAACTGTGATTTTTGTGCCCTGTACCACGACGGTATAGGTCCGCTTCATTTTCTGCCGGCCATAATCGCCATAAAGCTCAACGTGTTTTGCCAGTGCCGCATCGCACGCCTGGCGGCCCAGTGGTGATTGTTTGCTTCGGTTAATCAGTCGCATATACACCTCACACAAAGACATCAACCGGATCGCCAGCTGCGCGCGCGTTGTCGTTCGCTTCACGGCGGAGGCCGAGAACATAGCCAACGGGATCCCAACTGGACAGAATTGCATTGAGCTCTTTATGGCTGTGCCAGGTTGTCAGGCGTTTTTTAAGCTCGCAGGCGCAGGCGCGCACGTTCGCCCGGGTGGGGCCGGCCATCTTCATGCATAAGCACAAAGTCAGAAGCAGATCCGAATATTCGTCGGCGGCTGCACGCAATGCTGCCGGGTCGATGCTGGCTTCCAGCTCAGGTAATCGATGTTTAAGACTCATGCTGTCAGCTCCTCAATTCGTTTGAACTTAATAACCCAAACCCAGGGGTTGGCTTTCCAGCTCTCCTCGCCGTAGATTGAGTCCCACAGCTCGCGGAATGCTAAACCGGCTTCCATAGGGCCAGATGCGGCAATAACACCCTCGGCGCGTGCATCGTCCTGGCTCATGCTGCGTAGGCGCTCAACGCGCACGTCGGTGATTTCCAGCAGAATGCGGCTGGCGGTGCGTGGCATGTGAATTGATGGCGTCCAGCGAATTTCTTTAGCCTGCGGCACGTTTTCATAAATCGACGGAACATGCTCAGGGTAATTCGCACGATAAAGTTTGAGGTCCGGTGCGCTGGCTCCAGTATCTGCCCATGTTTCACGCACCCAGATGCGATCGCCGACGGCGCCGAACGGGCATGGGTGCCAGAAGTCGCAAGCATGCTCTGCATCTTCGCTCCACGGCCATTTGCTACCGTCTTCGCGCTCACCAACTTCAGTGAACCGAGTCTGTTTCCATTTGATAGGCCGCCGGGTCTGCGTCTTCCTACCGTCGAGGATTGCCCGCACCATCTCAGCGTTAAAAATCATTCCGCGTTCAGTAATTTTCGTCATATCGTTACCGGGAGGGCGAACCCTCCCGCCTCCCTTAGCCCACGTATTCCGGTTTCATGTCGTCCAGGGTGATGCGGAACTGGTCATACAGTTCATCACCGAGGTGGCGGCGCGATGAGGTCAAGGTGCTTTCTGCCTTCGCGAATAATGCTGCTGCCTCCGGATCCCCCGGGTTAGGGAGTGAATTTATGGCGGCCTCAACTTTGTTCTTCGCATCAACAAGGTAGTAGCGTTTCACTGCCTTACTCTTCAGTTCGGTATACAAAGCAGTACCCAGCAGAGCTTTCTGTGATTCGATGTCTACACGAATTGATTTGGCCTGATCCACTGAGTCAGCTGTATCAATCCGGTCTCGGAGTTCGTCAGCAACAGAGTCAACGTTAGATGCAGGCTCTTGCGTGCTGGTGGAAGCGCCAACGGAGTGTGTTATCTCATTCAGCGTGACTTTTTCTGTCTGCGCTGGGTTGATAACCCTTTCTTCGCGTTCGTCAATTTCATCGGCGGTATAGACCCCGAGGATCACATCCGGGCAGTACAGTCGCGCCCAACGCTTAACGGCGAGATAGGCCAGTTGCTGGCGGGGGTCGCTCGCCCACAGTGTAGAGTTGCGGACTTGTGCCTGCGAAAGCATCAGCACAAGCTCACGAGGTTCTGATTCTCCTTTGAGCGTTGCCCAAGCGCGGACGCCCACGCCAGCTTCATCTTGCAAATCCCAGCCCGGCGCGATGTAGTCGTTACCTTTGCCGCTGGTTTTTTTAATGAAGCGGCCAACGATATTTTCCCATGCACCAAACCATTCAAAATGGATCCGGTCTTTGGTTGGAGCCATGGTGTTAATTACCGCATTCACCAGTTGTGCCTCATAGCCAAGCACACCTGAGTTACCCACGATGAAGGTTTTCTGTGCCACTGCAAACGGATCCATACCCCAACGCGCTGCTTGCATCACTACAGCCATGCACGCATCCGGTTTCCCGCGATAATGCTCAGGCACGAAGTTTCCACTATTGGCCATTACTTCCGAGAGCGTACGCAGGCGGTTGAACAATTCACCGTTCGTCAGGATAGAAACGTTGTCGATCTTCTGGGTCTGGTTTTCAGTAGTTGCGACTAAATTGGACATTGTTATTCCCCCTTATGCCTGTACGCGCAGCGCTTCGAGGCGGCGCACATCAAAATCGTTGAGCTCGTCGGTGTAGTCTTCGGTAATCGGCGCCGGCCAGTCGCCAGTGTCGAAACCGTTCGCAATGGCGCGCATAGCTTTGCGGTATTCCAGCATGCCGAGTTCCAGCAGTTCTTCGGATGCCTCGATGATGGCGATCCAGTGGTAGTTCTCGTCTTTGTTGACGAATATCCAGAAGAACTGGTCAAGGGCTGCGGTTTCGCAATACATAGCCGCGCTCAGGTGGTAATCGCGCTCGATGATTTCCCGGTGCAGTTTCGCGCGCAGGCCTTCCTGCTTGATGTTCCACATGCTAATGGTTTTAAGGTCCGCACCGATGCGCAGGCCGCCCATGTCTATCTCAAGGTCAGGACGCACGCGAACTTCCAGCCCGGTTTCCTCATCAATGCCGAAATAACTCACCTCGACGGCACGGCTCGGGTGTGTCAACAACTTGCCGGCGGTAGGGTGATTCAACAGTGCTTTCTGAATGGCCAGTGCCGTAGCCAGCTGCTGGCGGGTAACCAGCACTTTTCCTTCAGGGTTCTCGCGCCATGCATCCAGCAGCTCATCGGCAAACACGGCATCCGGTTTAACCGATTTCACGGCCTGAATCAGATCGGCCTTTGTGCCAGAGACTTTCAGCGGCTGCGCCTTCTGCGCTTCCTGAGCAACCATGTCAGGGTTAATGATTGCCAGCTGTTCCAGTAAGGCATCGCGGCTGCCGCTGGTTTTAACTGGTGAGGGCTTCTGCATTTCCTGAGCAACCAGATCCGGATTGATGATTGCCAGAGTTTCCATCAGCGCTTCCCGGCTGCCACTGGTTTTGAGCTGTGGCGGCAGGGTGGCGTTGAATTCCTTGATACAGGCTTTCATTGCAGCCGCGGTCTGTTTCTGGCCTTCTTCAATGCGCTGGAAATCAACTGGCAGAGACATGTAGCTCTGTCCTGTTTCATTGATATCGTTCCCCAGAGCGGTCTGCGCTGGCAGACTAGCGTTGTGTTCTTCAATGAGTGCTTTGATCTCATCGGTGCTGAGGGGGGCGATCAGGCTGGCGTTGTGCGCCTCCAGCAGCGCCTTAATGTCGTCAGTACTCAACAGCGGAGGAAGCCCATTGTTGTATTCGTCGATAAACGCGCGGATCGTCGCAGTCGTGGTGAAGGCGCCTTCCGGGATTTCCGGCTCGATACTGAATTCTTTTTCCAGTTGATCAGGCTGCAGCGCCAGTGCATGCACCAGATTGCCCATATCCAGAACAGGAGAGCGCACCTTCTGGATGGTTTTGGATACGTGGCGCGCCTCGAAATACATCAGCGATACCCGGGCATCTTTAACCATCGTTGAGCTGATGCCGTTAGCGGCGTGGTAGACCTCATTTGGCACGCCTTCATATCGACCAGGCTCGAAATACTCCGGCCATGCTGACGCTGCTTGTTCAGCATCTTCCTCTTCATCGCTATGAGCACTCTCGGAAACCTGGCTTTTCAGCACTTCGGCGGTAAGATCCGGGCAGCGTTCAGCCAGTATTTTGCTCATGTTCACGGCAATTGTTTGCGCAGGAGGCTCATCAGCGCCTTCGCCTGCTGATACCGCATTATCATTTTCGTCTTCGACCGGCTGAGCCGTTTCCATCTGCACATCGCTGGTGGTTTCCCCGGAATTAGCTGGATGTAATTTTTCTTCTGCAGCGCGCTGGCGCGCCTGGTCCACGATAGAAAGTGCTGGTGCTGGTGATGGCTTGCTATCCATCAGACCATCAATCGAAAAAACACCATTGCCCATGTTTGAAACTTCAGGCTGTTTGGGTTTGGTCAGGTCTTCGGTTATCCACTTCGGATCCGTGGGGTCACTGATACCTTCGACATATTCGCCGCGTTCGGCGGCCAGAACCTGATTAGCGTCAGGGCGTTTCTTTTGAGCTTCTTTCACCAGTTCGGTGCCAATTACCTGAAAGTCAGTGGGGAGAGTTTCCAGGTCCGGCACACCTTCATCTCCATCGATAGCCTTTTTCACAGCGTCCAGAGTGACGGCGGCAGATGAAACATGACCAGCTTTTTCAAGCGTCTCAGCAGAAGGGGCGTCATGCTTATGCTCGGTCAGGTTCGCATTGATATAGGTCTGCAGACTTACCGGGAAATGATGAATGTCGCTGGTGGCGCCACGAATAAGGGCAAAAATGGCGGCGCGGGAATAATCCAGAATGCCTGCAACCTTGCGCAGCGCTGCAGACCATTCCTTGAATGGACTTTCTTTCTTCTGGACGATCTCTTTGGCCCGGCGGTGAATTGATGCCGGGAAATTGTAGATATCGAAATCCATCGGCATTGTGGCCAGGGCTATTTCTACATCGAGCGTATCAAGGGTATGGGTGTAGTCAGGAATGCGATCGGTTTTATTACCGCCGCCAGCATTCGTACCTGCATCGGTTTTCATAACCGAAGAAATACAGTTACCGGCAGCCCATTCCCTGGTGAGAATGCCGCGGTCAATCGCGTTCGTGGCGAACCACAGCTTTGCAAACTGGATACGCTTGCCGAGCTCATGCCGCTTCCCTTCCGGGAAGACTTTTTTATTGGCACTGGTGAATTTCCAGAGCGCCGGCATATCGTATTTTTTAATTTCAGGGATATTCTCGGCGGCCAGAATCAGATCCTGGACTGCTGCGTTATCAGTGTCCATTTCAAGAACTGACAGCTCCTGCCGGTGAGGCATGCTGATATGATAAACGTGGCGTTCTTCGGCCATATACTGCGCCAGCAACTGAGCGCGAAAGGGGAGTTCTGCCACGTTAAAAAGCGCGCTCGAATCGTCTAGGTATTCATCGCTACCGAAAGTTTCCACGGTCTCACCTTGTGCCGCGTCGATAGTGGTATTGGCATCAACCTGCTCGCCAGTAACGGCCTCAGAGGTTACTCCTGCATCATCGATGTGATGATCCGCAGGCACCTGACCTGGCTTCAGAGCCCAGGTGCGACCATCATCGCCGAGCTGGTAGCGTTCGCACCATGAGTAATCGAGAACACCTTCCGCCGGAAGGTCATTGAATACCGGGAAATCGGTGCGAATTGGTTTTTGATAGTCTTTGCCGCGGCCTGTTTCGATCCCAGCGTCTTCCAGATCGACGTCCAGCTGCAGAAGGGCGCGCGCCTCTGATTTATTAGTGCGCCAGATTACGGCATCAGCTTTACCCGATTTTTGAGTCGCTTTTATCAGATAAAAATATTCCATGTGATAGCCTCTATTTTGGATGTAGAATCCCCCGGGCCATTGGTAGCGCCCATTCAGGGTGGTCATTGGTTTTGGTAATTTCCGGTGTAACTTTGGTCGGTGGCACCGGACGTACAGCCCGCTTCGGCGGGTTTACGTTAGCCCTCGTGCGCCATCTGGTCGTAAGAGGCGCAACGTTCAGAGCAGTACTCTTTTTCTTTCCGTGCGAGCTGGTTCCCCTGGAGGTACAACAGGGTGCTCACCACTGGTTTTCCCTCGATCGCTTTACGGCAGTAACCGCATTTCTTCTGCATTCTTCCCCCTACATTTGCACCGTGAACCCTGCCGGATGCTCGTCCAGTACACCTTTCAGCGGATAACATTCAGCTTTCACGTGTTGCTCTTCTGCAGCTGCCTTGCAGTCATTCTCCGTGTCGTAAACGCCGAGCAGGACATCCTGATTACCGCCCGTCAGCATGCTGACGGTGAGAACCAGGGCAAACATCGTGCTCATGAAGGGTCTCCTTTTTGCGCGAGCATGTAGCACACCCGGCGGATGAAAGCCGACAGCGGATTTAAACGAACAGCCTGCTGACGAGCGGGTTTGCGTGCGAAATCATTCATAGAAACAATCCCCTCAGTGCGCTGATAAGCGCTATCCAGATGAAGAGTCCAATTACTGCCGAAATGACCATGGCTCTGATGCCTTGTTTACTCATTTCAACCTCTGCCTTGTCGCCGGCCAGCGGAACGTTTACCACCTGACAACAATGCGTTTGTTGTCGATGTGAATAACGTTACAAGGTAAATTTGCTTTTTACAAGAAGAAATACAAGAAAATGTTGTTATTGAGGGCGTGGGGAAACGGCTATCAGATATGGATAGCTACTAATCATATGAATTTAATCGTTAATATCTTTGATGATGCTGAGAACGTCATCCTTGAGGAGGTCTAGTTCTTTTAAAGTGGCTTTTGCGTGGACTATTAGCCTGTTCTTCTCGGCTTCCGGCATCTGGTTAAAGAGAGCTAAAAGGGCTTTCTCTTTGTCATCCAGTTCGTTCCGGCCAGGCGCTTCAGGTTCTGTCTGCGATGAAACATTCTCACCATCTTCGTCTGGCGGCATGAAAAACCAATGCTCAGGTTTACCAGTTACAGCCGCAAGTCTTTTTAAGGCGCTCACCGCGTGGAGTTGTTTCACCTTTGGCCCATTGTTGAACAGCCTGAGGAGAAACAGTAACTCTCCTGGCAATCTCAGATAGGTTCCAGCCAGTTTGATCCTGGATGAGCTGGAGCCTGCGGACAAAGTTTTCATGCTGTTCTGTTTTCATATTTATCATTTTACAAGCCTTACTTGTAGAAGACATTGCAAGATTAACACAAGAAAAACTTGTTATATCTAATTTGGTGATGTAATGTTTTCTTGTATTTCCAAGGAGGCTTTATGAATACGAATCTAAAAACCATTATCTGCTCAATCATGAGCCAGACCGAGCTGGCTAAACGACTCGGCACAACCCCTCAAACAGTTAGCCTTTGGCTGAATAGCGAGACCCCCGCTCATCGCGTAATTCCAGTTTGTGAGGCTCTCGGATGGAAGGTTACCCCTCATCAGATGCGTGGTGACATTTACCCAAACCCCACTGACGGCCTGCCGAAACAGGAAGGCTGACTATGCAAACACTTTCCTTTCAACAAAATACCGGATTCAACACCGGCGCCCTGATAAAGCGAAATCAGCTGAGAGAGTCAGATCACGACGCTATTCGCTCTGCTGTTCGCGCCTGGGCTGCAGCTGAGGGCCAGGATGTTGTATCGGCACATATCATCGATGAGTGGCGCCAGCAGGGCGGCGAGGAGATCGCGTTCCCTGATGATATCAGCCGTGCCCGACAGAAGCTTTTTCGCTACCTGGACAACCCGGCCGAGTCTGAGCGCTATCGCGAGAATGTTCGTCAGCTGACACCGGCAATCATGGCCGTTCTTCCGCTGGAGTTCCGACATCGTCTGATGCCACAGGACGATATTTTGTCGCGCCTGTCTTCGGCCATGAAGGAATGCGCTGAAGCAAAGCAAGCGGTGATGCTGAACGCGCCAGAGCACCAGAAACTGAAGGAGGTGAGCGAGGGAATAGCGTCGCTTTTCAGGCTAATGCCTGAGCAGGCAGGAGCGCTGATGACGATGGTGAGCTCAATGCTTGGCGTGATGTAAGCGGGGTATTCATGAATCACATCGAATTTATTGAGAAGAATGTCACCGAGGAACTTCTTCGCCAGGGCTTCACGCAAGCAGTGGCTCAGGGGGGGGGGCATGCCAGGCGGTCGATATGTACAAGCGGATGTCACAGGCAAGCCGCAAAGGGGGAATGTTTGACGATGTTATGCGATACGCAAAGTTATGGGCTGAGAAGCAGACCAGTGCGACTGAACGCCGTACAGCTAAACGTGCGGTGCGAAAAGGTAGCAAGCAGGCTGGGTTGTTCTGAAAGACGAAAGCCGCGGTGCAGCAACACCAACGGCTTTCTGATGCAAAAACGAAGAGGTAATTGCGAGGTAAGTATGTCAGGAACAAGTGTTGAGGTAAATATCCAGCCAACTCACAAGTGTTCTTTCTGCGGGGTGAGTAATGTCGAGTTTACAGGCGTTCTAATCGCCGGGCCCGGCGTCTCTATCTGTCAGAAATGCGTCTTTCTGTGCGTAGAAATTGTTTTTAAATACGCCGAAAAGACCGATAAGCCAACGTCATAAGTTCAGGGGTATCTATGCGTGACTATGCAACAGTCGCACCGCAATTCTGGCTAGGAAAAACAGGTCGTGAACTGCGGAAAAAAGGCGCTGAAGCGCAGGTGGTCTCGTTCTATCTGATGACCTCGCCACACGCAAACATGCTCGGTTTGTATTACCTGCCAATTCTCTATATCGCCCATGAAACAGGTTTGGGCTTTGAAGGGGCTTTGAAGGGGCTTGAAAGCGCCATCGAAGCGGGATTTTGTAGCTATGACGAGGACACCGAGATGGTCTGGGTGCATGAAATGGCCGCCTATCAAGTAGGCAAAGCATTAAAGCCTGGTGATAACCGCTGCGCAGGGGTCAGGAGTGAGTATGCATCACTTACTGAAAACCCTTTCCTTTCATCATTTTACGAACGTTATAAAAATGATTTCCATCTGAATATCAAACGTGAAACGCGCCAAGTTTTGGAAGGGGCTTCGAAGGGGCTACGAAGCCAAGATCAGGAACAGGATCAGGAACAAGAAAAAGATAAAGATCTCTTGGGGTATGGCTCTGCCACACCCCCGGATAGTGAATTTTCAGATGAAGTTCCATCTGAAAAGCCGAAAAGCAGTTATTCGGAGGAATTTGAACTGGCCTGGAAGGAATACCCGAAACGAGCCGGAGGCAACAGCAAGGCTGACGCGTTCAAAGCCTGGACTGCCCGAATTAAATCAGGCGCAACAGCGCAGGAGCTCATCGATGGCGTTCGTCGATACGCTGCATACGTGACTGCTGCCGGAAAACTCAATACCGAGTTCGTGAAACAGGCATCCACATTTTTCGGTCCGTCCAAGCACTACGAGGAACCATGGACCGCAACCGCGGCTGCCGGAAAGCGGGATCCGAATATGGTGTCCCAGCCCAGTAAGTTAATTCCCAGCGGGTTCAGGGGGTAGATATGAAAAATATGATTGGTACTGGTAGTGCGCTGGAACGACTGAGAAAGCTTATCCCTCCTGGTGTTGAGCCGAAGTTCGCCAGCGTTGACGAGTGGCGCACATGGCAGGCAGAGGAAGGCCGAAAACGCTGCGAGGAGTTGGAAAAGCAGAACCAGCGTGCACGTTCAGAGAAAATTTTCGGTCGTGCCGGGATACAGGATCTGCACCGCAGCTGCACGTTCGCAAATTACCAGGTTGCAGGAGATGGGCAGCGTCGGGCGCTGACGATGGCAAAAAGCTATGCACAAAACTTCGGTTCCGGTTTCGCAAGCTTTGTATTTAGCGGAGCTCCTGGTACCGGGAAAAACCATCTGGCGGCGGCAATCGGCAATCACCTGCTGGCTGGTGGCCACTCCGTATTGGTGGTGACTATTCCTGACCTGATGCTACGTGTTCGCGAGTGCTATGACGACGGGCAGTCAGAAGCATCTCTCCTGGACGACCTTTGCCGTGTTGATTTGCTCATCCTGGACGAAGTGGGGATTCAGCGTGGCAGCAGCGGCGAGAAGGTCATTCTGAACCAGGTTATCGATCGTCGCCTGTCATCCATGCGTCCGGTCGGCATTCTGACCAACCTGAATTATGAATCCCTGACGGATACCCTCGGTGCGCGGATCCTTGACCGTCTGCAGATGGACGGTGGTATGTGGGTGAACTTTGACTGGGATAGTTATCGCAAAAACGTCCGCCATCTGCGCGTCGTTAAGTGAGGAAAACATGGCTAGAGCATTGTCAGCTGTTGAGCGCCGGGAGTATGTCCGCGCAGTGATTCGTATCACGAAACATCAGGGGCGCCTAACGACCACCGACGCAATGAAAAAACTGGGGTTAAGCCGCGCTACTGTCCAGCGGTATTTTTCCGAAGCAGAAGCGACCGGCGAGGTTGTCCGGCATGGTCGTTTGGGGCTTTTCCGCGATCAGCGGGCCGTCATCGACTTTGACATGAAGCGTTTTGGCCTGGTGCCGAAAGTTGCTGTTGGGATGAATTACAGCCTGCTTGGCAGTCCTGTTTTTCAGCGAGTTTTAGATGTTCAGGAGGCTATTCATGGCTAAGAATTCAATCGATGTATACGGTGCCAGCGGCAAAACAAACGTGCTCAGTTTCGAGCCTGAAAACCTGCACCTGGTCACCGATAAGACCCACCCACTTTACGATGAGCGTGTACACCTGCCTATCGAGGAAGGGATGGTACTGAACATTGCGGAGCTGGGTGTACTGGAGCCGATCATCGTCTGGAAAGACCCCGAAACGGGGCTCACCTGCGTAGTTGTTGGCCGTCAGCGCGTTAAACATACCCTGGAGGCAAATAAACTCCGTCTGAAAGAAGGCAAAGACCCACTGCTTGTACCTGGAGTCGTTAAGCGCGGATCAGCAAATCAGATGGCTAAATACATGGTCAGTGAAAACGAAATTCGCCGACCTGATACACCGCTTGGCCGGGCTAAAAAATGTCAGACGCGCTCGACCGCGGGCTCGATGAGGACGACATTGCGGTGTTGTTTGGCTGCAGCGTTCAGACCGTTCGTGCAACGCTCTCCCTTCTCGATGCCACTCAGGCCGTCCGGGAAGCGGTGGAGGCTGGAACTGTCACCGTTACCCAGGCACGTCAGCTAGGTGCGCTCACACCTGAAGAGCAGCGGGCAAAAGTAGCAGAAATCGAGCGGGCAACAGCTGGTACTAATGGCCACGAAAAAGCTCGTCGACAACGCCAGATTCTCGGTGAAGCAAAGCCGCGTCTCAAATCACGCAAAGAAATCACAAAAGCCCTCGAAGGTGCCAGCGGTGAATACGCGGCGGCTCTGCGCTGGGTGCTTGGGGAGGCCGTATGACAATCGTAAAAACCCATACCGGCACCGTGATCACCAGAGACGGTCCGAAGGTAAAAAAACTGCACCAGACAGAGCGGATGTGGGTCGTCGGCAAAAACGAGTTTTACCACAAAGAAACAGGGCGCCGTCACTTTGCAGAAAATACGCGCCGCCGGCTGCTGCTCGACACCATCAAGCCCATCGAGGTGAAGCATGTTTAAACAGAACGAAAAGGCTATTTCACAGATTGCGGAATATATCCCGCGTGCTTGCCGGGGTATGCAGCTGCAGGAAGCCAAAGCGCGCCTTGAGAAAAAAAAATCGCGCTCTATACCGATGACGGCTGTGATGCTGCCGTACTTAACGCGGCGTTTGCATCAGCTCTTAACAGTCATACGCGGGAGTCTTTTTTTTTTCGTGCATCGTAGAGCAGCTGCATGAGGGGGCTGACAAATGATAACCGGGACTACTAACTATGACGATGTGGCAGAAGTCCGCTGCAATTTGTGCGGCGGTTATTACAAAGCCGACGATCCGGAAAGTCACGAATGTGAGGATGCAGCATGACTGATATCACCGAACTGGCGCAGAGCCTGAAAGCGGCAGCAAATAAAGCAGGTGCTGATGACTGGCAGGCAAAGAAAATTAGCGGTGACTTTTACGTTATTCGCAAAGGTAGTTACAGTTCCCAATGTGGCTATCGTACTTATCAACCCATTGCAGAAATAGACCATAAGTCGACAAGGGATTATGTCGCTATCGCTAGCCCTGCCAACATCCTCGCGCTAGTAGAGGCGCTGGAGAAGGCGCAGCAGCAAACGACTGAAAGCGAAAATCGCGTTCGCAAGCAGAATCGCCACATCTGTGAGCTATTCGACGATAACACAGCACTGCGCCAGCGCATCGCCGAGCTGGAGTCCCGCACCGTCACCGTGAAGCTGCCGCAGGCTGTTAGCGCCGGTGGTCAAGGTTATCAGGAAAAGGTGGAGCGGATACTTACCGCCGCTGGCATCAAGTGGGAGGCTGAGTGATGTGGGTGCTCATTATCTGGATGTTCGGCGGTTACGAAAACCCGACCATTACCACTCAAGAGTTTCAAACAGAATCCGCCTGTCGAGCTGCATTTGCCGAAGTGAAAAAGGTAAACAATGCCGACGTTTCTCTACGTGGCGTATGCACGCCTAAGGGTGACCAATGACCAAATCAACCATAACCAGAGAGCGCGCACAGCAAATTTTCCTGGGCAACGGACCAGAGCCGAGCGCATCAGAAGAACGAGAGCTGGCCCGCATGGCGCTGGCCGCAATGGACAGCGAGCCGGATTGTAATGAGCGAAAGCTTTTCTGTTCAACCGATACAGCGAGGATGAGGAAGGTAGTTTCTGCCTCAGACGGGTCCGGGACAACACCGCTCTATCACCGCGCCGCCATGCTCCAGGCTGGAACCCTCACCAATGAGGATACCAAACAAGCATGGACTGGCATCCCTGATATCGATAACGCCATCAACATGCTCGACCGCATCGATACACTGGAAAGTTGCGATGATGACCGTATTGAGGCTGTTAAGACCGTTTTGCGCGGACTGGCTGGCAACTCTCCGGTAATTCCGGATAGTTCAGCGGACATGCTTCGGCGTTGGTTGACCTTTGGTCGCGGTATGCAAAATGCAGGAAGCCAGCTTCCTCACAACCTGATTGCGGAAACTGAGTCCATGCTTGCAGCCGCCCCGCAGTCACCCGGCAGTGAACCCGCTACCGTGCCGGGTAAATGGATTCCGGTAAGCGAGAGGATGCCGATAGAGTTTGAGGCAGTTATCGCTTTCGATGGAGATCAGGTTTATGGCGAGGCCATGTATAGCTCTGATGATGGATTTACCATTGATGGCTATGAGCCATGCGACAGATTGAACTTGCAAAACGTAACCTACTGGATGCCGCTGCCGGCCGCTCCGCAGGAGGTGAAAGGTGAGTGACGTCAAAAGCAAAATCATGCAGGTGTTGATCGAGGGAGCAGCTGAGCAGGAGAAATGGGCACATGGCCATTATTCATATCGCATGGCCACCTGGAATATCCGCTGCGCGATGGAGCGCAAATTCCCCGGGGTAGAGTGGAAGAGCGCAGACCTCAGAAAAGAGCTTATCGAACTGGAGAAAGAGGGACTGGTATCCAAATGTCCCCACGAGAGCCGCATTGGTCAGGCCGTCTGGCGTCTGGAGGTGAAGTGATGTCTACCATGACTTTCGTTGTTGAGTTTGAAGATGGCAAAGAGCCGCCGGTACACGCGAACATGGAGGTGTTTGGCGGGAAGGTTATCGCAGTGGCTTTCCGTGACGCACTGGAAGAGCCGGAAGAGGATGAAGACTGATGCCTAAATCCCCCGCAGAACGTAAAGCCGCGCACCCATCCAGTTGATGCTATATAATCCCCTCCACACCTGAGGGGTTTGTGTCGAAGTGGAGCCTCTCCCTCCGGCTTTACATGTAAAATGCGCATTAATGAACTTTGGACGCAAGGAAAACAACAATTGGTATCGTTTATGAAAAAAACATTGCTTCTGGTTTGTGCTGTCCTTGTATCCAACGTGGCGCTTGCTATTGAAAAAAAAAGAAGAAATAGTACCTATTCGTATAAGCTGTCCTGCGCCAGTGATGCCAGTCAAGGCTCAGGCATTGAGAATTGAAGGGAGTGTCGATTATGCGGCGTGGGTTAATGATAAAGGCGATGTGTACTCAGTAGACATAACGGGCGATGAGGTTTTCTTCAGGGAAACTGAGGTTGCTATTAAAAAGTGTAAGTTTGTGCCAGGCCATCCAGGGATATATCGGGATACAATAAAATTTAGTCTGGTAAAACCTTAAAAAGGGCGTTTGTCGTCAAATATCTACCATGTGGGTAACTCCGCGGTATGCTGAGGCGCTGGTGAGCAGAGATGTGTCAGGCACGTGAGGCTGCTTAACGGTAACCTTCGCAGAACGCAAAGCCGCGCAGCGCGCGCGGCAGTCCGCCGCCGGCAGGCGCAAGGCTGATAAGGTTTTCAAACATTGTGCAGATACAGAGGAAATATCTTATTACAATTCATCGTCATAAGTGTAGACTGATAATACAAGCTATTCTGAATCGTTAAGCTGAGAAGGTCTTAATTATGAATGAGGATTATATGATGTTTGGTGCCGGACTCACTGGAGAGGTTCGGCGTTATGAGGCTGGATTAACAGAGATAAGTTCAATATCCAAACCAGAGCCACATGCAGCAGCTTCGAGCATTCTTTCCAATAGAAGCGCAATAACTAAGTTCGAAGTTGGCAGAGTCAGTATTGATGGAAAGATATACAACTTTTGTTTCGTAGATGAAAAGCCATCAAATGAAGCTCTTAACAAAGCTATTTTGAAATATAATCCTCGCCCAGTTAACTAGCACACCCAGCGAACAGCTAGGCGAGCAGAACGCCAAGAAATAGCCACTTTCTCGTATATGCTCATTTTGCTTTTATCCCCGTGACGGGCGATAATTACCTGGTCAGTCTGGACAACTGACAACTTTACCCCGGCGCCAAGTGGGGACACATGGCGCACAAAACCTTACAGCAATTACTGTCACCGATGGCGAAAGCCACCGGCGATTTTCTGCATTCAGCGTTTAGCCTCTGCGGAGGTGAAGCGTGAACATCCCTCAATGCGGCATCAAACTGCACAGCGGCAACTTCAGCGCTATAGGCAAGATTCTTCAGGAGCAGCTCTCTGACGGGAAATGCCTGCGCCTGCAGGTCAAAGAGTGGCGCGAAAAACGCAGCCTGAGCCAGAACGCACTTAGTCACATGTGGTACGCGGAAATCAGCGAATACCTGATTAACTCCGGACGTGCCGATGCAACTCCTGAATGGGTTAAGCGGAACCTAAAAAAGACCTACCTCGGCTGCGAAGAGGTGACCTACACCGACTTCATCACTGGTGAGAAAACCACAACTTGGGAACCCCGGCATACCTCCGATCTTGATACCGGCGAAATGCACATCTTCCTGACCAAAGTAGAGGCCTGGTGCGCTCAGTTTGGTCTGGCACTCACCATTCCACATGGTTGCGAATATCAGCAACTGCAGCAAAAGCAGGAGGCCTGATGAGCAGCCTTCTAGCCAAAGTAATGGAGCGCGGCATCTTCCGCGTACCGGCGCGACGCAAGCGCAAGGTCGAAGTTAAGCCTTCCGACATCCCGACCCTGAAAGACTACACCGCCCGCCTGGTCGATAAGAAGTGGCTACGCCTGAGAGCAAGGAGGCCACATGCTTAAACGTGCTCAACGCCGTTGCAAAATATGCCGGGCCAAATTCACACCAGCATTCGAAAACCATCGTTGGTGCTGCCCTGAGCATGGCGCTGAATTTGCCATGCAGGAGCTTGAGAAGAAGCGCGAAAAGCAGGCCCAGGCGAAAGCGAAGAAAGAACGCGCAGCCTGGCGCAAGCGCAAAGCAGCGGTGAAACCTCTTCGACACTGGGAAGATATGACCCAGCGCGTCGTTAACGACTATATCCGCGAGCGTGACCACGATCTGCCGTGCATCAGCTGCGGCACGTTCGACACGGTTCAGTGGGAGGTCGGACACTACCGATCCCGCGGTAAAGCGTCTCACCTGCGCTACAACGAGGACAACATTCATAAGCAGTGCCATCACTGCAATGTGCAGTTATCAGGTAATCAGCAGCAGTACCGCATTGGCCTGGTAGAGAAAATCGGCACTGAGCGCGTCGAGGCGCTTGAAAACAACAATACCCCTCACCGATACACCATCGAAGAACTGGAAGGCATCAGGCGCCATTACAGCGCGCTCCGCCATGCGTTAATAAAACAACGGGAGGCCGCATGAATCGTGACGTTATCGAACGCATCCGCGACCGCTGGCAAAAGCTGCGTCTATGCCGGCACCGTGGCACCGTACTGGTTGACTACCGAATTTTGAAGAATTTCGTCCGCATCTATCAGGCTTCAGGAGAGAAAGCATGAATACCCAGTATCTTGAGTATGTTCGCCAGCAGCTGATAGTGGCCACCGCCGATCTGAGCGGTGCGACGAAAGGACAGTTGGTTGCTTTTGCAGAAAACGCGCAATTCACCGCTACGGCGCGCAGCCGGGGAAGGAAGAAAGTAGCCGACCCGGTAACCGGCCGCATGGTAAACCCATCCAGCCCGCCAATTCCCGGGCAGCAGTCCCGCGCTAAGGGTTCATCAATCGCTCTCGTTCTTCCCGTTGAGTATTCGACGGCAAGCTGGCGCCGGGCTCTGCTGTCGCTGGAAGACCACCAGAAAGCCTGGCTGCTCTGGAATTACAGCGACAATATCCGCTGGGAGCACCAGGAGACGATCGCCCGGTGGGCATGGGAGCAATTCAGCGAGAAGCTGGCCGGCGTGCGCATTGCAAAAAAGACAGTCGATCGCCTGCGTCAACTTATCTGGCTGGCAGCGCAGGACGTCAAAGCCGAGCTGGCAGGGCGGGAGGCGTATGAATATCAGGCGCTGGCGGAGCTGGTTGGTGTAGCAAAGTCCACATGGACAGAAACCTACCTCCCTCATTGGGTGGCGCTGCGCAGTAGTTTTATGAAGCTTGATAGCGATGCTCTCATATCAGTAACGCGATCACGTTCACAACAAAAGGCGACAAATTTAGATGTAAGTCTTGCAAAACCGAACTGAAAGGCATATATTTCATGTAAATCTGATATCGTCGCCATAGCTTCGATTGTCGACACACAAAGAATTCAAGCCCGAGGTCAGCGCCTTGGGCTTTTTTATGCCTGCGATCCGGTCAGGGCTCTTGGGTAGAAACGTGCTGCACGACACGTCGACACCCGCCGCGCAAGAGCCCTGAACCAGATTATATGCGTCAGTTACCCGCTGATCCGCCGCCATTAACATTTTCAGGAACAGTGAGTTCTGGAACGCTACGACGGGGGCTATAGAGCGTGTGGTTGTCAACAACCCAGCCATCATTAACCCATTTAGTAACCTGTTGAGGGTTTACCTCCATGTGACGGGCAAACGCTGATTTGTTGCCATTAAAATAATAATCTACGTATTCATCGATCGTCATAGTTGGTTAATAATCCTCAAAGCATTTTTCAACAAAGCGCTCACTTTCTTCATCGACATAGTTGCAACTGTCGTACTGAACATTAAACCCTGCGTCTGTGGCTTTCTTTTCAACGAACTCAAAGAAAGACTTGGCTTCGTCCTTGTCCATATTGAAACGTGCTTCAGGGTCATAAGTATTGATAGTGATTGTAGTCATTTTCGGTCCCTCGTAATCGCGGCGGAATGCCTGCCTGTGAAAACAATATAATCAAAAAAATGACTATACGCAAAACGACTTTATAATCAAAAAATTGATTATGTTGACTTGAATCAATTTACCTCGTTAGTAACAGGTGATTGGTCAGCGCCGTACCCTCATTGTCAGCCATTGCGCTGACCTTTTTATTATCAGGTCCCGCAGGAATCATCATCGACACGCTTCGTTGTTAAATCCAGCCTGACGGGCCTGACCCTTTCAAACACGCACAGCACCCGCTAACAACGCGAGGTGAGAGTATGTATCGCATGGAAAAGATAACCACTGGTGCTGCCTATGGCGCTTCAGCCGGGAGCATCCTTAACGGCATGCTAAATGCCTATAGCCCCGAGCAGTGGAATGCCATCGGCGTACTGGTGGGCATTGTCATCGCCGTACTTACGTATCTGACGAATTTGTATTTCAAGATTCGCGAAGACAACCGACGTAGCAGGAGCCGAGATGAACCCGACGCTGAGGAATAAGCTCATTGGTGCGATTGCCGGCGGTTCGGGTGCGATCGCGATTGCTTCTGTCATGCTTGGTAATGCTGACGGCCTGGAAGGAAGGCGTTATTACGCCTATCAGGATGTTGTCGGCGTCTGGACTGTTTGTGATGGTCACACTGGCACCGATATTCGCCGCGGCCATCGTTATACCGACAGGGAATGCGACAGCCTGCTGAAAGCCGATCTGCGGAAGGTGGCAAGCGCCATTGATCCGCTCATCAAAGTCCGCATTCCTGATCCTACCCGCGCCGCGCTTTACTCATTCACCTACAACGTTGGTTCTGGCGCCTTCGCCAGCTCCACGCTACTGAAGAAACTGAATGCTGGAGACATCCCTGGCGCGTGCAAGGAACTGCAGCGCTGGACGTATGCCGGTGGCAAGCAGTGGAAGGGACTGATCACCAGGCGCGAGATTGAGCGTGAAGTCTGCGAGTGGGGCCAGAAATGAGCCGATTAACCGCAATCATCAGCGCTGTAGTCATCCTGCTGCTTTCCTGCTTTTTCTCGTGGCGTTCTGGCTGGAATTCTCACGCTGACCATATCAACGCCCTCGCGGCGAAGAAGAAAGAGAAAGCCGAAAAGACTATCCAGCCAGTTGAGCAAAAGGCCGCTGCCGCTACAGAAGAGGGCAAGGTCATCTACCGAACCATAACCCGCGACGTGGTGAAATATGTCCAGTCTCCGAATCGTACTGTGTGCCGGTTTGACGATGATGCTCTGCAGCTGCGCCAGCGAGCTATCGACGCTGCCAACGCCATCCCCGGATTTGATGAGCCCTCCGTGCAAAGCAAGTGACGCAGGGAAGGACACCGACGAAGACCTGCAGTCAGACGTCGAAACCGCTCAATGCCTGCGCCAACTGCGGTTAGATAAATACCGTTGGCAGGCCTACTACCGTGCAGTGAGTCAGTAGCGGGGCTACATTGCCGTTCCTGCATGGCAAGGTCGGCGTGATAAAAAACCCCGAAGAGGATATCCAAAAGTAAACGGGGCGCTGAATGAACAGCTAATGACTAAACAATACATCGTGTATCTAAATATGTTTAATCATTTCGCAACCCGGACCATATTGCGGAGGAGTACACCTGTGTTTTGGCGTAGGACTGCTATCAGCGCTGGGGCAGTACAACCGGGATAAGGCTGATATCAGACAGGCGGAGATGAAAAGGGGGCTTTAGTTTTATAGCCTCACTAATAGCTTAAAGGAAGCGGTCATGAGGCTCTAATCATCTAAGATGATGCTTAGACTTTTTTGTATGTAATCGAACGACCAAACGGCGGGTAAGTTGAAGTTGAGTCATATACTTCATAGTGAGCAACTACTTCTCCATTTTCGTCGAGCTCGCGTAGAAGATATTCATCAGTATCTTGACCTCTTCGTGGACCCTTCCAGGTGGAAGAAACTTCCTCGAGAGTATGGTTATCTGGAATCCCAATTTTCTTTTTATATTCATCAGTCATTTAAAGCCTCCTGCTGTGCGGTTATCTAGGGTGTGATTTAATAAAATGCTGTCAAGATAGTATACACCACGCAAAAACGATGCCTGAGATACTGGTTATAGTTTAGCGTGTTATTGGAGGCTAATATGGCTGATACCACAGTGATTAGGCCATATCCCCCCGTCAACTTCACTGGTGAAAACTGGCTGCCGTATACCCGGCTGATCCCTGCTTCCGAAATCGGCGAATGGGTAAATCAGAACATCCTCTCTGAAGACGGCCGAATCCATAACCCTGACCATGCGCACTTGGTCGATGCTGATGTCGCGTTTATGTGGGCCTCTGGCTCATTCGCCAAAAGCGGGCGCATTGTGCTGGGTCAGTGTGAGCAGGTAATGATGCGTGCCGGAGGCTGGCAGAAGTCCCGCATGGAGCAGCAGATGCATGAATGGTTCGGTCGTATACCTAAGTTCATCATCACCCTGGCTGCTGACTACTGCGAGCAATGCAACGATCTGGAGTTCTGCGCACTGGTAGAGCATGAGCTTTACCACATCGCCCAGGCTACCGATGACTATGGCGCGCCGAAGTTCAACAAAGAGACCGGGATGCCGGTGCTCAAACTTCGCGGCCATGACGTCGAGGAGTTCGTAGGAGTGGTCCGGCGTTACGGTGCCAGCAAAGACGTGCAGGAAATGGTGGATGCGGCGAACAGGCCGGCGGAGGTTGCTCATATCGATGTTGCCAGGGCGTGTGGGACGTGCATGCTGAAACTGGCATAGGCTTTATTAGGATTGTCATGGAGGTAAACGATGGCAGCATTATCGACAGAGGTTAAAGCCTTCATCGTTCAGTCGCTGGCCTGTTTCGAAAGCCCGACAAAAGTCATTGAGCTTGTAAAGGCTGAATATGGCATCGATGTCTCACGGCAGCAGGTGTCGCAATATACGCCAGGCAACGCAATGGCGGCCAAGTTGAGCCAGAAGTGGATTGACCTGTTCAACGCTACTCGTAAACGATTCCAGAATGAGATCGCCGACATCCCGATCGCAAATAAAGCGTATCGGTTGCGCGTTCTCGACCGAATGGCGACCAATGCTGAAAAGATGAAGAACTACGGCATGACCTCGCAGCTTATCGAGCAGGCCGCCAAAGAAATGGGTGACGCCTACACCAATAAGCACAAGTTTGAACATTCCGGCCCAAATGGTGGCGCCATTCAGACGATCACCATGAGCAAAGAGGAATACAAGTCCGCACGGCAGGAGATGATGGAGGATGACGACTGCTGAGCAAAAGGCGTTTGCCAGAAAGGTGGAATGTGAGGAGGACGGGCTTTACTACGCTCGCTATTTCTTCAAGCAGCGCACCGGCGGCAAGATGATAGTTGCGCCTCACCACAAGGTGATTCAGAAAACACTGGACCGCGTCATTGACGGTGAGATTCAGCGCCTGATCATCAACGTCCCTCCTGGTTACACGAAAACGGAACTTGCAACCATCAATATGATGGGGCGCGGCCTGGCGCTAAATTGCTGCGCCCGCTTCATGCACCTGTCCTATTCGCACAACCTGGCGCTCCTGAACTCCTCGACGGCCCGCGGCATGATTAAGTCGCAGGCGTACCAGTCCATGTGGCCTATGGCGCTGCGCGATGACGCAGACAGCAAGGCTATGTGGTGGACTGAGCACGGTGGCGGCGTTTATGCATCTTCAGCGGCAGGGCAGGTTACCGGGTTCCGCGCAGGGCATATGGAGCCAGGCTGGCAGGGCGCGCTGATTATCGATGACCCAGTTAAGCCGGATGACGCTTACTCTGAGATCGTCCGAGACGGAGTCAACAACCGTTTCAACGAGACAATCAAATCACGACTGGCGATCGAGACCACGCCAATGATTGTCATCATGCAACGAATCCACTACCACGATCTGAGCGGCTATCTACTGCGTGGTGGGAGTGGGGAAAAGTGGCATCACCTGAATTTGCCGGTGATTATCGATAGCAGCCGCAGCTACGAAGAAATATATCCGGAAAACACTCACGCTATCCCGATTGACCACGGTCTGCCTGATGGCTGGCTATGGCCGTTTAAGCATAACGAATCGCACCGTGTATCTCTGTTCTCTCACCGGCGCACCGCCGAAGCTCAGTACATGCAGAACCCGAAACGCTTCAATGCGGAGGGTGCGTTGTGGAACGAGGAGATGATCAGCGCCGCACACGCGATGCGGATCACCCAGGAGCTGACCCGAACGGTAGTGGCAATCGACCCGCAGGCCACAAATAGCGAAGAGAGTGACGAATCTGGCATCGCTGTAGCGAGTGTTTACGGTAGTGGTGATGAGCGGCAGTACAGCCTTGATGCTGACTACAGCGGCAAATATTCACCCAACGGATGGGCGACGAAAGCCATTGAAGCTTATGAGCAGCATGAAGCTGACGCGATCGTCATAGAGACAAACCAAGGTGGCGATATGGCGGAAGATACGCTGCGCAATGCCGGTTTCGGCGGCCGCATCATTCGTGTGCACGCCAGTAAGGGTAAATACGCACGTGCAGAACCTATCTCCGCGCTGTATGCGCAGGGCCGAGTAGCTCACCGTGGAAGCCTCTACGAGGTAGAAAACCAGTTCATGGAGTACGTGCCATCCACTGCGAAGAAATCACCTGACCGGCTCGATGCCGCGGTATACGCATTAACCGAACTATCAGAACCACAATCAACCGGCATGTTGGTGCGCTCGCGCTGACGGAGGACACCGTGAACGAAAGCGAAAATAAACAACTCGCCACGAACGCCAGCATCGACCGCGAACGGATGCGTTACGTCAACGCTCTGTTCAATGGCACCAGTAACACCAAGCGTCAGCGCCTGTATCAGGAGTTTGGATATCCCAAGGAACTTTGCTTCGATGACTTTTACCGGGCGTACCGACGCAACGCCATAGCCGGCGCCGCAGTGACGAGAATGGTCGATGGATGCTGGGAAGATTACCCGGAAGTTTACGAAGGCGACCAGACTAAGGATGCAACCAAGCAAACGGATTGGGATAAACGGGTCAACAAGCTACTCAAGCGATGCTGGAAGCAGATCAAGGGCGCTGACAAACGTAACCTAGTAGGTCGTTACTCTGCGCTACTGATCCAAGTTAAAGACAACAGGCCATGGTCAGAGCCTGTAGATAAGGCGATGGTCGGCAGGCTGCAGGAGAGGGCGCTCGTCCGGCTCGTTCCCGTCTGGGAGGCTCAGTTAGACCCGGCCAGTTACAACGAAGACCAGAACAGCGAAAATTATGGTGCTGTCAGCATGTACTCGTTTACCGAGATACCGGTGCAGCAGCAGCGCAGCGGCCAGCCAGGTCGCATCATCAACGTTCACCCTGATCGCGTTATCATTCTGGCTGAAGGCTCGGATGACGGGCGGCTTGATTCCGGCGAGTCGCTGCTGGAAGAGGGGTTCAACAAGTTGCTGGACCTCGAAAAAGTTTCGGGCGGTGCGGCGGAAGGGTTCCTGAAGAACGCCAGTCGGCAACTCAACTTTAACTTCAGTGCCAAGACAAGCTTCGCACAACTGGCGAGGGCGCTTGGTGTTAGCGAAGCCCAACTCTCAGAAGGGATGGATGATCAGGTTCGACGCCTCAATGACAGCACAGATAGCGCAGTCATCATGCAAGAGGGCGATACGAGCGTGCTTTCAGTGGCGGTTGCGGACCCTGAGCCAACATGGCGCACCGCGCTGAGCGAGTTCTGCGCAACGGTACCGATTCCTGTTAAAGAGCTTATTGGCATGCAGACAGGTGAGCGCGCAAGTACCGAGGATGCAAAAGGATGGGCGCGCACGAGGATGAGCCGACGCAATGGCTTCCTGACCGACGTCATCACCGAAGTGGTTACTCGTTTCTGGACGCTGGGGGTTATCCCTCCCGCCAGCGGCGAAGAAGTCACCGTGGGATGGTCTGATCTGCTGGCGCCTAGCCAGGCAGAGAGGATTGCCAACATGGACAAGCTCGCGGACGTGGCTGTGAAGTCGACGAATGCCTTTGGCCGCTCTGCTATCACAGAAAATGAGATACGCGCGGCTGGCGAACTGCAAGCCCTGCCTGAACTTGATGATGAGGTGCCGCCAGATGGCAACAAGCCAAAGCCTGATCCACTGGCCGACCCAGAATCAGAAGCCGAAAAGTCCGGTGATACCACGGTCGAAAGTTGACCCCACAATGTCGCGCAAGTCCGTCAGCAAGATGGAGCGCGACATTGAGGATCGGTATTACGCGATAAAGGTGGCGCTGAAAGCCCTGTTCGACCAGCGCCTGACCTGGCGTGAGCGAGAGGTTAACAGCCATAACTGGCACTTCCTGTGCCACGTTAACGGCGACGAGCCAACGCTCTACCAGGTCAACGCTGGCAAGTTCATCTACGACATGTCAGCGCAGGAACTGGCCGACCTGCTCGAAGCGGTACAGGTTATTCTCGACGATTACCTGCTCGAAGGCGGCGAACAAAGCCTGTGGGCGATGGATTACGTCGCCGCTGAGGCGCAGCGCGGAACGCTGGAGGCCTTCAACAACCTCTCGCAGCAGTCGCAGGTATATGCCAGCCAGACGACGCTTCAGCAGCTTTTAAGCAGCCCTGCATACCAGAACCAGATCGCCAGTGCCTACATCAGCACGTATAGCGACTGGAAGCTGGAAGCTGACCGGGCGCGCGGTGACCTGGCGAACATCATCGCGGATGCCGTTGGGCGCGGTGTGAATCCCCGCGAAACGGCGCAGGTGATAAGCAAACGCCTTGATGTCTCTATGGGCCGCGCAAAGACCATCGCTCAGACTGAGCAGGTCGGCGCGCTGCGCCAGGCGCAATGGAATGAGACGGACTGGGCGGCGGATCGGCTTGGACTGAATACTGGCTTGCTGTGGCTGTCGGCGCTCAAACCGACAACGCGCAGCTGGCATGCCAGCCGTCACGGAAAGGTATACACCACCGAGCAGGTGCGAGACTTCTACGCTGAGAACGGCAACAGGTACAACTGCTATTGCAGCCAGATTCCGGTACTGCTCAATGATGACGGCAGCATCTTCAACGAAGGCCTAGCGGATAAGCTGGCGAAAGAGCGTAAGCAGTGGACAAAAGCAGAATCAGCTTAATGTATAATCATCAGTGGCTAGGGTAGCTCCCGAAAAACGGTATCGTCACCGCCTGCCACTGATATTCTGACGAGCAACTAAGACGAGGTTGTGAATGAGCATTCCGAAACCAAAGAACACAGTCCGCATCTCATTCACTGTTATTGATGAGAATGGTGAAGAAACACTGAGTCGGGATTATTTTCTGCCATTTGAAAAAATTACGCAGGCTAGATTCCCAGCCCTGCCAGAGGCAGCACAGACCGAGGCTCAAAAGTTCCATGAAGCAGCAGTAATGATGGGCTGCTTTGGTGAATAGCATGAAGCCAGGGCTCTAATTCTGTCCTAAAAATATATTACAGGCTGCCATCCGGCGGCCTTTTTTTATTGCCTGAAATCCAACAATGGTGCCCATATGAGCAGCGTATATTTCGAATCGAAGCGACATGGCGATATCTCATGCACGCACGTTAAGATCGGCGGCGTCGAAGCGATGATGAAGCAGGTAGGTGATCGCAAAGTCATTAAGTCACAAGGTCGCGGCAACGTGCGCCAAGTAAAAGCTATCGTCAGAGCGTTACACAAAACTATCCAATAACGAGGACCAAGCATGAAACGCAACCGCGTTAACGTGCTGACCGTCGTCAACTCCGCTTCAAACATCACTACTGAAACTATCGACGGCAAGCCACATATCGTGGTTCGCGGTATCACGCCTGTCGTGGACGATATCGTGATGAACCGGAGGTTGTACCCGGCAGCAGAAATCGAAAAGGCCTACAACACGCTTGAGCGTAACCCGATGCCGCTGGGCCACCCGAAAGTGGATGGCAAGCATGTGTCTGCTCGCGATGTCCGGGCGGTGAATGAATATCACGTCGGCGCATGGCTGCAGAACGTCAGCCACAAAGACGGGAAGGTGACGGGTGATATGTACGTTAACCGCCAGTACGCCGAGTCAAGCGAGAAGGGCAAGCGCCTGATTAACCGCCTTGATGAGATGATCTCCGGTACCAACTCAGAACCCATCCATATCTCTACCGGACTCCTATATTCCGGCATTGCCGCTAATGGTGAGTCGAAGGGCAAGAAGTACAACGAGATCGCCACCAACATGATGTTTGACCATGTGGCGGTGCTGCTCGATGAGCCTGGCGCCGGAACTCCGGAAGAAGGCGTGGGCATCTTCGTCAACTCAGAAGGTCATGAGCAGCAGATCGAAGTTGCTCGCCTTGCTGATGGTATCGACTGCACCCGCGAAGGTCTGCTCAACAAGACCAAATTCTTCTTCACCAACGCCTCCAACTTCTCTTTTGACGACATTTCACGCGCTATCAGCGACAAGCTGCGTGAGGGTGACACAGAAGATAAGTGGCTATGGCCAGAAACGGTGTGGCCAGACAGCTTCATCTACCGCGATGAAGCCAAGTATTTCAAACAGAAGTACCTCATCGATGACGACGGCAAAGCCGTGTTTGTCGGCGAACCTGTAGAAGTCGTGCGCAAACCCATTGAGTACGAGATTAAAACCAACGGAGAGAACGATCCGATGAAAGAACTGATTATCAATGCGCTGCAAGCCGCGGGTAAGCCGACTGAAGGCAAGTCCGATGCCGAACTGATGGACGCTTACAACCAGCTAGCGGCAGAGAAGGCGGCAGCCAAGAAAGATGGCGGCGACGAAATCGATCCCGCCACCGGCAAGCCTAAGAAAAAAGAGCAGGCCAGCAACAGCGAAGAAGCGCCGGCATGGTTTAAGCCATTTGCTGATGATTTGGCAGCCGTTAAGTCAGGCCTTGCCGTGAACGCTGACAAAGAGAAAGGCGAAAAACGCGCTGCCGTAAAAGCGAAATTCGGGCTGGATGACCTGGCGGTGAATGCGCTTGACGGCGCCGCCCTTGATGGCCTGTTTGCTCAGTGCCAGACCTCTACCGGCCTGAATGGTGCATTCCTTCCGGTCAACAACAACGATTCTTTCAGCGAAATGCCGGAGTAAAAAATGGCTAAAGACGGGAAACACGTAATTCACGCGGGCGGGATTTTCCCCAACCCGCAACTTAATCGTGGAGGTTCTGCGGCCGCAGCGTTTCTGCCGGGTACCGTAATCTTTTTCAGTGCAGCCAAGCCTACACCGTCTGTTGATGGCGCTGAAGACGCGATTCTTTACGTTGCTAACTACGACTATTTGCGCTGCAAAACGGTTGACGATGCCTATGCGATCGGTGACTGGGTGGTAAACATCCAGCCAACGCCGGGCGTTTTCCTCAACGTTCGCGCTGCCGCTGGTACCTACACCAAGGGCCAGCCGGTTTCTGTGGCCAATGGCCAAATTAAAGCACTGGCAGAGGGTGAAACCATCTTTGCCTATGTCGAAGAAGACAAGTCCCTGACCGCCACAGCAGGCGATCTGGTTCGCGTCGTGTTCAAGTAAGGAGAGACTGAATGTTTGTATTTTCCACCCGACGCGCGACTGAGACGGGCAACCTCGAAGCGAACCAGGCGCAGTTCAATGAGCTGCAACTGGCGCGCAATATGAGTGCTCAGGCCGTTGCTGATTTCGTATCCCGCACCCGCTGGCGTGGTGATGCGGCAAACACTCCGGCGCTGGACGCGACGAACGCTGTCGACGATATCCGCCGCCTGTATCGCGCTTATGATCAGACTGTGCTGGCTGAATTCGAACCAACTACTGAATTCACTCTGCTTAACGACCTGATCCCGTTGTCCCGCTCTGTCCGTCTTGAAGAGTCCGTGTACGAGTATGCTCGCACCGGTGGCCGCGGCTGGGCGCATACCTCCATGTCCGGCCAGATTGGTGCGGCGCTTGATGCGCGCGCGTACACCTTCGACGGTACGATGGTTCCGATCCACGACTCTGGCTTCAAATTCCAGTGGCGTGACCCTATTTTCAACAAAGGCTCCGCTCTGGCTTCTCTGGCCGACGCTCAGCGCGGCTCTGTTGATGATGTTCGTCGTCAGTACGTGGATTACGTCTTCAACGGTTTCCGTGACTCTGCTGGCAACTATATCGCTTTTGATGGCAAGACCTGGAAGGGGGTAAAAGCCGATGAGCGGGTGCAGATTGTCGATCTCAGTGCTTCCGGCCTAAATATCGACTTCACCAGCTCAAGCGCAACGGCTGAGCAAATCCGCAATGCAGCTATTGCTCTGCGCGACGTGATGAAGCTGACCAACCTGCAGTATGCACAGCAGACCTGGTATGTTTCAGGCGAGATCACCTCAAATCTGGAACGCTACTTCAGCGACAACTACCAGTCTGACACCATCCTGCAGGAACTGCTGAAGCTTTCTGGCATTGCAGCCATCAAAGAAGATGCGCAGTTGTCTGGTAACCAGATCCTGATTGTTCCGCTTACCGCCGGCGTTATCGCTCCGATTGTCGGCCAGGCGGTCGGCACCGTTGCTGACCCTCGCCAGTTCTATAACAGTGACTACGTCTGGCGCACCTGGGGTGCGATGGGCTTGATGGTTAAGACCGACATCAACAATCGCAAATCCGTTATTTACGCGCATAGCTAAGGGGTATTTATGGCACTGGTAAAAGTGGTTCGCGATAACCTGATTTCCGGTGCCAATCTCCAGAAGCTGGAGGTTGGCGCGCAGGTCTCGGTAAGCGGCGATGTCGCCAAGCGCTGGGTGGCCGCCGGTCTGGTTGAAATCATTAGTGATGACGACCAGGCGCTGGAAGTGGCTACACCGGGCAATGATGCTGCAGAGCAGGCAGAGCAGGCAGAGCAGGCAGAGCAGGCAGAGCAGGCAGAGCAGGCAGAGCAGGCAGAGCAGCAGGAAGAATCTGCCAGCAAATCGAAGAAGGCGAAATAACCATGGCTGACCCAATCACAGCGGCAGACGTGCAGGCGTTCCTCGGTGAGTTGGGTTACGCCATCCCCGCCGCGCTCCTCGATCCGATTCTCTGCGTGGTGAACAAGATTATCCCGTGCCTTGACGGTGCGGGATACGACGAATGCACGGCAAAGCTCATCCTGATGTATGCCGCAGCGCTCATGGCGACGTCTTCCGGTGCCCGGCGAATCAAATCGCAGGGGGCGCCATCAGGAGCGTCGCGCTCGTTCGACTACGGTGACGATGGCATCACCTGGCTGCGTGACTCGCTGGCGAAACTGGATACCAGCGGCTGCACCAGTGAACTACCGATCAGCGCCGGCAACAGTGTGGGCCTGTTTATGGTGGTCGGGGGCTGCTAATGGCGTGGGTTTCAGTTCAGCAACGGCTGCCGCGGACGTTACCCGGGTGTGGGTGATCACCGATACAGGCCAACAAACGACGGCGTACGTGAAAAGCAATGGTGAGTGGTACATCAACTGCGACCGCATACGCGCCACAGGCGCCGTTGTGCTGCGATGGAGGGATGACTGATGTCTTCGGTAGCCAATTGGTCATACACCGCGACGGCGACAATCTGGCGGCGCATACGCGATGCTGACGGTAGTGATACCGACGGCGGAGGTCAGCCGTACGGGTGGGAAGCGCCGATCGCTATTCTCTGCGACTACCAGGGCGGACTCTCTGCAAAAATCGGCGACCTTGGCCGGGAAATCGTGGTTAAAAATACAATCTGGACGGAGTACGCAGAGGCAAAAGAGGGTGACTATATCCTTATTGGTGCATCTTCAGCTACTTCGCCACCGGATGAAGCCGATGAGATACGACAGGTAATCCGCTACGCCGATACGTTCGAGCGTCTGGCGGATGATTATGCAATTATTACGCAGGTGTGATTATGGGCGCTAAAGTTCGCGGCATCCGCCAGGCTAAGGCCAACCTTGACCGCATCATTAAGGACGTACAGGGGCGCAAGGTAGTGCGCGCGTTGCAGTCTGCGATGCTTATCGGCAGCGCGCAGGCAGCACTTTACACCCCGATCGATACGTCGACGCTCATCAACAGCCAGTTCCGCGAAATCATGGCTAACGGCACCAGGGTAACCGGGCGCGTTGGTTACTCCGCCAACTATGCGGTGTATGTCCACGACCCGGCAGTGAAGCAGAACTTCCGGCGAGCAACTGCCCGCAAGGAGTTCTTAACGAAGGGCTTCGAAGATACCCGCAGCCAGATTGACGCGGTGGTGAAGAAGGAGCTTTCGCTATGACCCCTCCGATGTATATGCGCCTCAAAGACCTGTTTGTGACTGAGGGGCTTACCGCGGGGTTTAAGGTCCAGTGGCGGCAATGGCGCGATACCGGCAAAGATACTGATCAGTTCATCGTGTTCCGGTCTTCAGGCGGTACCGATATCACCTTTGACCTCGGCGGCGACTGGTATGTGATGGTTGATGTGATCTCCTCGAAGGCGAATCCCGATGCTGCGGACGCCGCGGTAAACGCCATTGTCGAGTATATCAGCGCGCAATCCGGCGCCGATGATTGCGTAGGCGCGCTACGGCTTGTCGGTAATGTACCGGCGCCGATCCCCACCGAAGAGGGCAGATTAGTAACCCGGCTACTCGTCTCCTGCACATACGGCGAATAATCGTCAGAATCACCCATCAGGCTGCCATATGGCGGCCTTTTTTTAATTGAGAGGCATACATGCAAGGCTGCGCTAATGACACCGGCAAGCTGATTGGTAAGGTGGCCGTGCTCCGCATGGCTTTAGGTTGTGCTGATACGGTACCAGCGCTTTCCGAATGGAAGCGACTCGGCGCCATGACCACCAAGGGCTTTGACTACTCCATGAATACCGTCACCTCTGAGGCTGACGATACGAAAGGTCTGGTTGAGAACCTGGTCAACAACATGGACTTCACCATCTCCGGCGAAGGTGAGTTCCGCAAGAAAGACAAGACGACGGAAGTTGGCGCTATTGCCATCTCGAAATATATTTTCGATGAAGTGCAGGCCGGCCGTCAGCCGACAGTCTGGGTCCGCTTCGACTTTACTGGTGAAGACGCTGGAACTTATATCATGGGGTACTTCAACACTACCTCCTGGTCTGGTGATTTCGGCACCACGGATATTTCGACCTTCTCCGGGGAATGGAAAGTGGCTGATGCAGACACCGTGGTATTTGAAGTCGCTCCGCCGGCGCTGGCGTTTACCACTAACCTGCCGACGACCAAGAGCGTAGCGGCCGGATCGGCTCTGAATATGTTGGTCGTGGTTGAGGGTGGCACTTCGCCTTACACCTACGTCTGGAAGAAAGACGGCACGGTTGTCAGCGGGCAAACAACGGCGACCTTCAACAAGGCCAGCGCTGTTTCTGGTGATGCCGGGGTTTATACCTGTGAAGTAACCGACTCTTCCGCGACACCAGTCAAGATCACGTCTGCATCCTGCACGGTCACTATCAGTTAACCGCCAGGCCATTTCGTGAATAGTACAAAGGGCGTTCTGCGCCCTTGATACTGTTTATGGAGCGACTATGACCCCCATTAAAGAATTAGGCGAATGCCTTATCGGTACCGATGACCGGGAATTCTTTTTCCGACCGTCATTCCGCAACATGGCGCGCATCGGTGAGCCTGCCGAAATCGTTCAAACGTTCTATGACCTGTGCAATGATGAGGCGACGCCATTCGTGCGGCGCGTATCTGAGGCCTATATCCGCGATGAGTACAGCCGAATTCCTGATTGCGTCCTGCGGTTTATGCAAAGCGGGCTCCTGTCACGCAAAGCGATCATGGCCGCGCATACGGTAATGACAGCATGTTGTGACGATGATATCGGGGATCTGGTTGGATGGATGAAGCCGGGGAAATCACGCAAGCGTGGCTTTGTATGGCGCCCGGGCAGCATGCCGCCGGAAAGCATGGTCATCGTCGCGCAAAACCTGATGATGCACGGCATCATCGGCAAAGCGAAGGTGCGCAAGCTGCAGCGTTACGAAACGAACGAGACAACCGCAGAATTCCGCGCAGCCGACTACATCATGGCGGCCCGTAACCATTTCGGTATGAGTCGGGAAGAGGCCGAGAACCTCACGATGACAGAGTTCGCGATGATGATTAACGCCAAATACCCCAATCAGAACGGCTTCACGCGCGAAGAGTACGACACGGTCATGGACGAAGATGATCGCCGCTGGAAAGCTATGATGGTAAAAGCGTCTTTGCAAACGCGAATTTAACTACAATTGCATCGGAATCGTGACATGTCACAACACAAAGTTTGTGAGCGCCGCGCTTGACCACCAGATCAACATAACTTAATCTTCAATCACAACAACAATTATTGTTGAAAAAATTCGGTTTAGGGCTTGGCGGCGCAAGGTTCGCTAAGCTCTTTTTACACCCAAAAGGTAGAGCGAGGAGGAGCTATGTTTAGTTTCTCGAACAAACGGAAGACAACTACGGGAACTGAAAGCCCCGTACAGCGCTTAACGAACATCCTTGTCGACAACCAGGACCGACTCACGATTGATCGCGATGGCGTAATCAGCTTAAACCTTGAAAACGATAAGGTTCGCAAAGAGATGAAGCGCCAGTTTCAGTTTCTTGCGAGAGTTGAACCCTCTAAGGCAAGGTGACGGATGGGGACACTGTTACTATCCGCTATCCTCGTTAGTGGTTACATTTTTACTATTACATCAGTATCTACGAGATACAAATTTAAGCGCTCCGATGGTTGGGGCGCTTATTTTTATGTGGCGACGTGGGGGACCGGGTTTTGCATCCTGAGCTGGATGTTATGCTCGATAATGGGATTTGTGGGATTCATTGATTTCTCTGCCAAAGTAGTGGGAATGAACAAGGAAAATGTCAAATTACTTATCCCGCTATCTGCAGATGCTGTAGCTACAGGAAAGAGCTTAAAGATAGCTCTATGGCTAGTTGGAACTGTAGCACTTTCCACAATTTGTGGGCTTCTAAACAAGGCTTGGCACGGCTGGGGTAATAACAGATTTAAAGCTCTTGCAAAGGCAGCAAGGAACCATCCTCTTGAAACATTAGCAATCGAGGCTTCTGCTACTTTAGCTCCAGTAATTTTTACTTTGAAATCGAAGAAATTTTATGTCGGCTGGGTAATTCGTCCCCCCTTGGAGCATGGGAAGATTGAACACATGGCTTTCATCCCACTGCTCAGCGGTTACAGGGATAAAGACACGCTAAAAATTGTCGTCACGACAAACTATATAACTCATTATGAAAGCATTGGTTTATATGGCGATCTCTTGGGTGTGGATGGCCCACCAAGGGTTAAGAGCAATCTTACCTTTGATGACTTCAGGGTCGTGTGCCCAGTTTCAGAAATAGAAAACCTTTCCTTTTTTGATTTCGAGACTTACAACAACTTTAAGGCGCAGGAAGAGAAAGAGCAGAACAATTCACGGAGATTACGGACTAAAGTTGCAAGGCATAAGCATTCATAAGGAAACCCGCCATCCGGCGGGTTTGTGCTTTATTGCTCCCGCTCACTTTCCAAGAAGCGCTGATAATCCTGCGGTCGTCACGGCTTGTACCACGGTTTTAATGGCTTCCGTCGACATTTCGCCGAGAGTAGACTTGGCTTTTTCCTTCTGTTCGTCGTTCATGTTTGAAATGGCGATCAGGTCTTCAAGTACGAACAGGCTTTGTTGAATAAATCGAACTTTTGCTGAGTTGAAGGATCAGATCACGCATCTTCCCGACAACGCAGACCGTTCCGTGGCAAAGCAAAAGTTCAAAATCACCAACTGGTCCACCTACAACAAAGCTCTCATCAACCGTGGCTCCCTCACTTTCTGGCTGGATGATGGGGCGATTCAGGCCTGGTATGAGTCAGCAACACCTTCTTCACGAGGCAGACCTCAGCGCTATTCTGACCTTGCCATCACGACTGTGCTGGTCATTAAACGCGTATTCAGGCTGACCCTGCGCGCTGCGCAGGGCTTTATTGATTCCATTTTTACACTGATGAATGTTCCGTTGCGCTGCCCGGATTACAGCTGTGTCAGCAGGCGGGCAAAGTCGGTTAATATCAGTTTCAAAAAAAAACGCCCACCCCGGGGTGAAATCGCACACCTGGTAATTGAT